GAGAGGTTCCCCCTTTTTTTGTCACGCACGCACGCACAGGAGGCCAGGTTCGTCTTCCACCCGCCAACAGCAAACAGAGCGCCCCAAGCGGCGCCCCAACCACCACTTGGATGCCTCGGGCTATCGCCCTCGCTTCCAAACAACCGGGGGGGGCGGGGGTCCACAGTGTCAGCGGCGTCCCAGACCATTGGGTCTACCCGGGTAGGTTCAAAAAAATTACACAGTCGCCCTGTAACGGAAGTGGCTCCTTGGGGTTTCCCGGGGGATTGAAAGGAGTAGGGGACGGGGGGCGGGGGTAAAAAGTTACACCCAACTGGCCAAATAGTTTCCATTTATTGTTATGAAAGGGGGATGTTGACAGGATGGGGAATATTCCCCAGTGGGAGGTATGAGTGAACGCGCTGCCATTAGGAAGGAAGTGGCCAAGGCCATTGTGGCTGCGGGGGAGAATGGGCGGAGTATTGAGGCGCGGCAGCCTGAGCGGGCGGCTCGGTTGTTGGAATTGATGGCTGAGGGCAGGAGCTGGAAGAGCATTGTCCGGGACGAGGGGGTGGATTGGTACACGCTGGTGGGGCTAAGGGCGCGGCATAAGGGCTTGATAGAGAAGCGGAAGGAGATTGTGGCGCAGGATGCGATGGAGCTGATTGAGGGGGCGCGGATGCTCCAGCAGGAGAAGATGAAGATGTTGGCGGAGGATGAGGGGGCGCTCAAGCGGGTGAACATCAGGGACTTGGCGATGAGCTATGGCATCTATGCCGACAAGTTCTTTATGGCCACGGACGGCAACCGGGTGACGATTGAGCACAAGGGAGGGGCGCCGTCGATTGAGGATGCGCGGAAGGCCATTGAGGAGGCTAGGGCCAAGCTCAAGGCGGATGCTTTGGAAGTTGTAGCCAAGAATGTCACCAATGAATCACCTGTTAAAGGCAGTTAAGAGTTTGGCAATGTGGGACAAGTGGCAGGAGACGGTGGTTGCCGCTGGAGACCAATACGCCAAAAGCCCTGTCTTTGTTGAGCAATACAGCCAGACGTCCGAGGAGTTTGAGCAGGTGGCTGATTGGATTGCCGGGTGGAACGAGCCGCCATTTGACCTATATGGCCGGTTGAGGGACGTTAATCACGGGGCGCGATTTGTCTGCACCAAAGCCTTTGGGCCGCTTACCCGCCAATGGTTGGATTCAAACACCGAGCTTTGGTTCCTAAACAAGCACGGGATGCTGAAGAACAACATTTTGGACATTGGAGCCGGGTATGGGCGCTTGGCCGTCAGTGCCTCTCCTTACGTCAAGGACTACTGGTGTACGGACGGCGTGGCGGTGAGCCAGAAGGCTTGCCGGATGCACGTTGATGCTTATGTTCACAGGGGAAACGTTCACATTGTCAGCCCTGAGGAGCTGCTTGAGTGGAAGCCTAAATGTGAGTTGGCGATTAACATCCACAGTTGGAACGAGTGTTCGTTCGCTTCCATTGCGGCTTGGCTGGAGATTTTGGTTCAGCTCAAAGTGCCCTACTTGTTCACGGTGAGCCACGGGCAATTGGCGAACAACAACGCCTACATCTGCCATCAGGTTGGCCACCCCTCCTTCCGTCCACTTTTGGACGAGAAGTATGACTTGGTGGAGGAGCTCACACTAGGGCTGTCCTCCCACCCTTACGCCCTTTGGCGGGCCAAATGAGCCTCGTCTGGCAGAAGCACGAAATCCTCAAGGCCCCCTCCGATCAGGAATTGGCCCGTATGGAGCCTGAGGAGGTCCTCAAGCTTCACGAACTCTACCACTCAGCAATCGCCAACAGCAAGCGCGATCCCTACCGCTACGGCTGGGATTTGCCGCACTGGAAGAAGGCCGAGGATGTGATGGCTAGGCGCAAGACGTTGCTCCTGCTAGGCGCCAACCGCAGCGGCAAGACGATGTTTGGGGCCAAGACGGTGGTGAAGGCGGCGCTGGAGAACGAGGAGTCCCTCCTGTATTGCTTCAGCCAGAATCAGGAGACCTCCATCTTGGTGCAGCAAAGTGCCGTCTACAACTACCTGCCGCTGGAGCTTAAGAAGAAGGCGACGGAGGAGACGCACTACATCAGCTATTCGATGCAGAATGGCTTTGCGGGGAACAGCTTGGTGCTGCCCAATCGCAGCCGCATCATTTTCAAGACGTACAGCCAGTATCAGCAGAACCAAACCATACTTGAGGGTATGGAGCTGGGGAGCCTAACCCCGAAATGGACAAACGTAGGGGCTTGGTGCGACGAATACCTGATGGGGATGGAGATGCTGGACCGGCTCTACCTGCGTCTGGCCACCCGAGGTTCCAAGCTGCTGCTGACGTTCACGCCCAAGGATGGCACGACGGAGACGGTGCGCTATTACTTGGACGGGGCCAAGACGGTGGAGACGCGGCGGGCGGAGCTGCTGAAGAACATTGAGGTGCCCTACTTGCAGGAGAACGACGCCAAGAACACGGGCATCGTCTACTTCCACAGCAAGGACAACCCTTGGTCTGGGTATGAGAGCATTGCCGAGCAGTGTCGGGCCAAGGGGGACGACGCCTACACGCTGACGGCGGCCTACGGGGTGCCCACCAAGACGCTTACAACACGCTTTCCGGGCTTCTCCATCGACGTCAACGTCATCGACCCGGAAAAGATACCCAAGAAGGACACCACCCACTATATGGTGTTGGACCCGGCGGGGCGGAAGAATTGGTTTATGTGCTGGATTGTGGTCGATCCCAGCGACACTTGGTACGTGGTGGCCGAGTGGCCGGACGTCAACGTGGGGGAATGGGCCGAGATGAGGGGCGGGAAGTGGATGCACGGCCCCGGGGCCAAGGGTTTGGGGTATGGGATAGGCGACTATGTGGCCCTGATTGGCCAGATTGAGCAGGATGCGGGGCTCAAGCCCTTGGAACGGCTCATCGACCCCCGTCTGGGTGCCCAAAAGTACCAGACGCAGAACGGGGCGTCGTCCATCATTGAGGATTTGAGCGACAATGGCCTCGTTTTTGTGCCTGCCCCGGGGTTGGACATCGAGGATGGCCTGCAAGCGCTGCAAACCAAGATGGCCTACGACCGCAAGAAGCCGATGGACAGCGTAAATCGGCCCCGCATCTACATCAGCAACCGCTGTCAGAACATCATCACGGCCATTCAGGAATACACGGCTGATGGTGGGCTGGACGAGGCGTGGAAGGACCCTGTGGACGTCCTCCGGTATGCTGCCATAGCCGACATCCGCCACATTTCACCCGGCCAGATGGCCATTACACGCCCCAAGAATGCATTCTACTGACCTAGTGTCCTTCAAGGACCTCGCCAATGAGCTGAAGATCACCCGCTTCCAGCTTGCCCGCATCCGGGATGAGAAGCTGGCCGACGATGAGCACGGCATCATCGACGGGAAGCACTGGTTCACCCGGGCTGGGGCGGAGAAGGTGAGGCTTGCGGTGGCTGTGCCGCTGGCGGTGCCCAAGCGCATCCGTGTCCGGGCCGTCAAGGCTGCCCCCAACCCCCATTGGATTTATTGCATCCCTGAAGTGGGGCTGGGGGACAAGGTGTTGGTGGCCGTCAAACCAAGCTGGTGTGATAGGCTTGTGGGCAAACTCATCAACGTAGACGTCATCGAGGACGCCAACGGTGGAAAAACATACCGACACGAAGCTCTTGGCGGGCGTTGACCCGACCCTCAATCCGGCGTGGCAAGCCGAGCAGATGGACCGTCTGCTGGGCTTTGAAATCCTCACGCGGACCCTGAACGCCTGCTACCAGCCGATGGCCCCCGAGCTTCTGGCCGACAAGGTGGGCGCCAATAAGTCATTCAGCAACAAAATCATCGTCGGCCTTCAGCGCAAGCTACTCCCCAAGGAATGAAAACCAACAACACCGAGGCACTCACCTACGTCGGCAAGCAGCCTGACGTCCTTGCGCTCAAAACCGCCTACGACCGCACGGTGAATGACTTGGCTTGGTATCTTAGCTCCACCCGTGACAGCTTTGACTACCGCCGTTGCATCTGGCCCAACAAGGCCAAGGACCTCCGCAAGTGGGGACCCGACGCCTTCCCGTTTGAAGGGGCGTCGGACACGGAAGTGCCCCTCATCAACAACTTTATCAACACTTACGTTGCGCTGTGTATGTCGGCGCTCTCGCGGGCGAACGTAAGGGCCTACCCGGTGGAGCTGGGCGACCTCGGGCGGGCGCGGGTGACCTCGGCCTTCCTAAAGTGGATGGTGAGCAGCTACATCCCCGACTTCAAGCGGCAGATGGAGCTGGGGGCCAACTACCTGTTTGAGCGTGGGATTATGGTGACTTACGTCGGCTGGCGCAAGGAGGACCGCACGTTTATGCAGCGGCTCGATTTGCAGCAGATTGCGCAGATGAGCCCGGATATGGCTTCCCTCATCATTGAGGGGAAGGCCGACGATCAGATTGCCACCCTGTTCACTCAGCAGTTTAAGGGGGTGACGCTGAAGAAGGCCAAGGTGGCGGTGAAGAAGCTGCGGGACACGGGCAGCGCGGAGTTGTCGGTGGTGCGGCAGTCGATCAACAATCCCTGCACGATGGCCTGTGCGCCTGACGGGGACGTCTTCTTCCCGGCCTACACCACCGACTACCAGAAGGCCCCCTACTGCTTCCTGCGCGTCCTGCACACGGCGCAGGAGCTGCACAACAAGGTGGCGACGGAGGGCTGGGACGCCGATTGGGTGGACTACGTGACGTCCACGCAGCCTGTCAGCATCGACCTCACCGACCCGCGCACCAACACGCAGACCAACCGCTCGGCGCAGGAGATGACCAACGAGTTGTACGAGGTCATCTATGCCTACCAACGGATGGTGGACAAGGAGGAGAACGCGCAGGGCATCTATTGCACGGTGTTCCACCAGCGCTACACGGGCCGGACGGACGAGCCCAAATACGCCAAGTTTGAGCTGATGAACGGCTACGACGACTACCCGTTCGTGGTCACCAAGCTGTTTGAGGACAACAAGCGCCTGTACGAGCTGGCTACGGTGCCTGAACAGCTCATCGGCCTTCAGTGGCAGATTAAGGGAGAGCGCGACAGCCGTTCCGACCGGAACAGTATGGCGACCATCCCTCCCCTGCTCTACCCGGTGACGGGTCAGCCGCCCACCGACTACGGTCCGGCGGCCCGCATCCCCTACCGCCGGATGGGCGAGATTCAGTTTGGTCCGACGCCCCCGTTCAATCCCGGCTCCGTGGAGCTGGAGAACACGATGATGCAGCAGGCCAACACCATTATGGGGTTGGACCACGAAAACCCGATGAGCCGCATCCGTCAGCAGCACTTCGTGGACAAGTTTTTGGCCCACGTTCGGGACGTCATCCGCTTGGCCTTCAAGTGCTATCAGCGCTTCGGCCCGGAGGAGGTGTTCTTCCGCGTCACGGGCGTGTCCGATCCGCAGCGGTTCTCCCGGGGTGACCCGAATGAGAACTTCGACATCGTGGTCAACTACGACGTTCTGTCCGCCGACCCGGAGAATCTGGAGACGCAGCTCAACCAGTTTGTCAGCCTCGTCCAGTTTGACCGCAACGGGCGCATCAATATGGACCGCCTGCTGGAGGTGATGGCCTCGTCCATCAACCCGGTGCTGGCGGATGCCGTGCTCCAGCCTGCCGAGGAGTCGCAGCAGCAGATTGTGAAGCAGGTGACGGACGACCTGTCCAAAATCTACGCGGGCATCGAGGTGGGAGCTCGTCCCAACGGGGCTCAGGTGGCGATGCAAACCATCCAGCAGTACACCCAGCAACCCGACGTTATGCAGCGCCTACAGCAGGACGAGGCGTTCCGTGGGCGTCTGGAGAAGTATTTGCAGCAATACCAGTTCCAGATGCAGCAGATGCAGAACGCCCAGATTGGGCGGATTGGCACTGCCCCTGCCCAGATGGGCGAGGTTCAGACGCAGGGCCTCACTGCCTGAGCGAGGCCCATTTGGCCTTCAGCTCCTTGTAGTTGGCCCCGCCAAGTACGTCGTCTAGGGCGCAGATGCGCCCGGCGATTTGCTGCACGCTGTCCACGGAGCGGTCGTGAAGCTGGCCAATCCAGCCCTCACGCTGGGCTTGGACGTCCTCCAAGAAGGCAAGGAAGTCCTCATTGTTGTGGAGACGCTCAAGGCTCTTGGGGTCCATACCCTAATTGACTGTTCTGACGATTTTGGGTCAAGCAGCAAAATGGTGTGGTAGCATCCCGCTCAATTCGCAGTCGCCAAGGCGCAAAGATGGCGGGATCACCTATGTCAGAAGTCGTTACGTCCAACGCGGCAGACGCTAAACCAGCCGTGGAAAACAAGCCAACTTCGGATGCCGCCTTCCTGTCGGCCCGAATTGCCAAACTGAGCGGCAAGCCCGCGCAGGTTGAACCGGCTCCTACCGGGCAGGTTGAGGAGAAGGTGGAAGCGCCCAAGGAGGGCACCACCGACGCCGAAGCCACGCCCCCCAAGGAGGTTCTTTCAAAGGACATCGAGGACCTTACGGACGAGGAGATTTCCGAGCTTGCCCAGAAGGGCAAGAGCGGGCTGCTCAAGCGAATTGCCGAGCTCACGGCCAAGCGCAAGCTTGCCGAGGAGAAGGCAGCCGCTCTGGAACTTGCCATCGTGCAGGCCAGACAGCAGCTCCCTGAAGCCAAGGTTGAGGACAACCCCTACGAGTCGATTGCCACCGTCGAAGAGCTGCAAAAGCAGAAGGAAGAGGTGGACAGTTTCGTCGAGTCGGCGGAGGACATCCTCTTCAAGGCTGAGGACCTTGGTAGCGATGAAGTCGTCTACACCAGTGACGACGGCAAAGCCTACACCAAGATGCAGATGCGGGAAATGCTCCGCAACGCCCGACGTCGCCAGACCAAATACATCCCTGCTCAGTGGAAGGAACTCCAGAACAGGGCGCAGCGGTCGGCGATGGAGGAGCAGTTCAAGGCTCTGGCCAAGAACGAGTTGCCGTGGATGGCTGGCGAGGACAATGACACTCGCAAGCGCTACGAAGCTATGGTGAGCGACCCCCGCCTCAAGCGGGCGAAGGAGCTGGTCCCCGAGATTGCCCCGCAGATTGAATACTTGGTGGCCCACGCCGCCAACTCGATCTACGGGCGGCGCACGCTGGAGATGGACGCCAAGCCGAAGTCCCCCGCGTTGTCGCCTCCGTCCACCCCGTCCCAAGTTGCTGCGGCCTCCGACCGGCCTGAAAACCGGATGGACCGCCAACTGAAGGACATTGAAAGCCGGTTTAAGCAAACTGGAAGCCCCAACGACTTCATTGCCCTCCGCGCAGCACAAATCTCCAAACGCAGTAAACAATAATCAGTTATGTCGTTCTCCGCTACCTACGATACCACCTCCCCCGGCGCGGCGGCCCTCAACCGTGAGGACCTGCACGATGCCATCAACACGCTTGCGCCCTCGGACACCCCGTTCCTGAGCGCGGCTGACAAGTTCAAGTGCAACGCCACCTTCGTTGAGTGGGGCGTGGACAAGCTCGCCTCGCCCGTCTCCGACGCGGTGAGCGAGGGTGCTGACGTCACCGACTTCGACGACAAGTTTGAGTCGGTTGCCCGTCTCGGCAACTACATCCACAAGCGCCGCCGGTCCTTCCGCGTCAGCGACTTCCAGCAGGCCGTCTCCTCGGTTGGCCCGCAGGACATCGCCCGTGCGGAGATGAAGGCCGTCAAGGAACTGAAGCGCGACGTCGAGAAGACCCTTCTCGGCACGCAGGACCGCGCCGCCGAGAACGGTGGTGGCGTCGCCTACACGATGCGTGGCTTCGGTGACTGGATTGACTCCGCCGGTCCGGCGGACGTCCCCGCCGACTACCGCACCCCGGCTGGTTCCATCCACGCCTCGGGCACCTTCAACGAGACGGTGCTGAACAACCTCATCACCTCCGTCTACCGGCAGAACGGCGCGACCAACTCGCTGACGCTGCTGGCTGACACGGCCCTCCGCCGGGTGGTGACCGACTTCGCCCGCGCTGACACGACCAGCGGTGCGCTGCGCAACTACAATGCCGACAGCTCGTCCGGCCTCATCAAGCTGGCGGTTGGTCAGTATCAGTCTGACCACGGCATCATCACCATCGTGGATATGAACCCGGACTGCGCGCCGGACACCACGAACAAGGACACGGGCTACCTCATCAACCCCGACTTCTACGCGGTGGGTGAGCTCATCCCGCTCGGCTCGACCCGCCTGCCCAATCTGGGTGGTGGCGAGCGTGGCTACGTCGATTGGACCGGCACCCTCAAGGTGGCGCATCCGGCGGCGCACGGCAAGATCACGGTCCTCAGCTAACCCCAAACCAAGGAGGAATCCAATATGGCCAAAGTAACTGTTAATGAGTCGGGCGTCTTCACCGATGTCGTCCGTCTGGACCACAACGACCTGAAGGAAATCGGCAACGGCGGCACCCGCATCATTGCGCAGATTCCTGCGCACGGCGCGGTGGAGCTCGTCGGCATTGCCAAGACGGTGGCGGTTTCGGGCACCACGACGCTGGTGCTCGACGTCGGCACCACGCTGGCCGACCCGGACGAGTTCATCAACGGCCTCGACGCCGACGCGATGACCAACCCGGTGTTCAACACGGGCGACCAGTATACCGCTGGCACCGCGACGAACACCTCCGGTCTGTCGCAGGCGGTGAAACAGGGTGCGTCTGCTCAGGACGTCTACATCAAGGTGACGGATGCGGCCATCGCGTCCATCACCGCTGGTGAGTTCGTCATCGGCCTGCGCATCATCGACCTCGCCAAGTTCAGCTAACAGCCCGCAAGGCTGCTACAATGGGGCTCCTCCACTGGGGGGGCCCTTTTTTTATGCACATCATCACCAAGCTGCCCGGGGAGGGAGCTGTTAAGGATGCCCTGATTCGTGAGATTCGCACCGGCTTTGAGCTGGTGAAGGTAGCGGAGAAGAAGGAGGAGGTGCTGGCTGCGCACGAAGCCAAGAAGTGGAAGGGGCACAAGACCATCCCGGGGCTGGGCAAGGCGGTGGCCTTCTACCCTGCCGATGAGTATTTCCGGCTTATCCACAAGTTTGGGCGGCAGGAGGTGAACAGCAAGGAGTTCATCCGCTATCATCAGAAGAAGTTTCCCCATCTGGCTCCCAACCGCATCTGATGCAAACCGACACCTTCAGCAACCTCCTCACCCTCACCAAGGGCCTCACCGGGAACACGGCGTTCACGGCGGAGGAGCAGGTGCTGGTGTCGGCGTTCATCAACCGGAGGCTGTACAACGCCTACCGGCGCAACCAGCACTGGCCCCGGTATTTGGTGACTGGGGAGGCTCGGGCCATCTCCGCCGGGGTGGTGCCATTTACGCAGACCACTCTCAATCCGATAGATACGTTCCTGCGCATCTACAATGAGGCGCCCTATGGCACCTACTCGGTGCCTGAGCTGACGTTCTACGTGACTGCCAACGGGGCTGCGCTGGTGTCCCCGCCGGATGACGTCACGACGGTGTACGTGGACTACAAGAAGCGCTGGGAGGGGGACTACAACACCACCACCAATACGCAGGTGCCGCAGGAGTTCTTCCAATACGCCGCCCACGGGGCCTTTGCCGACTTCCTGCGGTATGATGGGCAGAATGAGAAGGCTGCGGCTGAGGATGCCTACGCCGAGTCGCTGCTGGCCTTGGAGCTTGAGAACGTGATGAATCAGCGCAATTTCAACACCATAGGCAAGCGCATCCGCTCCCACACCTCCACGCAGTCTCGGCACTCTGCAATCCGGTGATATGTAATTGACCCGGCATCAACTGGCGCACCTTATGGGTGCGCCTTTTTTATGCGATTCCACGTTGTAGCGATGCCGCAGAGCTTCACGACCCGGGACTACTCGTCGTGCGGCTTTAGCCAGAAGACCATCAGGTTCTGCTGGATGATGAAGACCTTGGGGCACACCGTGTTCCTGTACAGCGGGCCTCACAATCAGGCGATCTGCGATGAGCACGTTGTGGTAAGCACGGAGGAGGACCAGAAGCTCATCACCAGTGGGAGCCACTACATCTACCCGTCTTGGCAGCCAAATCATCCTGTTTGGGTAAGGACCAACCAAACAGCGATTTGTGAGATCAACAAGCGCAAGCAAGCTGGGGATTTCGTTTGCATTCTGGGCGGCAACTGCCAAAAGATGATTGCCGACCTAATTCCTGACCTGAAGGTGGTTGAGTATGGAATTGGCTACGAAGGGTTCTTTTCCAAGTGGAAGGTGTGGGAGAGCCACGTTTGGCGTTCCTACTGCATTGGGCGCTGGGCCAATTCAAGGCCAATTGACCAGCACGACACCGTAATTAACGCCTTCTACGACGACAATGAGTACATCCGCAGCGTGCCCAAGAAGCCTTATGCGCTGTTCCTTGGACGACTCACGCAGGCCAAGGGGATTGAGGAGGCGTGTGAGGCTGCCCAAATTGCAGGCATCCCGCTGAAAGTGGCTGGATTTGGTAACGCCAATCTAGTTACGCGGGGCGCGGAGTATTTGGGCGAGGTTGACTTGAACCAGAAGCTGACACTGCTAGGTGAGGCTAGCGTGCTCATTTGCCCCACGCGCACGTTTGAACCCTTTGGCAATGTGGCCTGCGAGGCCCAGCTTTCTGGAACTCCAGTGGTATCAACAAATTACGGTGGGTTTGTTGAGTCGGTTGAGGATGGGGTAACCGGGTTTAGGTGCAATACGGTGGCCGAAATGGCCTCTGCCCTGCATCACGCCCAATCCCTTAGTCGCGCCACCATTGTCAGTCGGGCCATCAAGCTGTTCTCGATGCGCTCCAAGATGTTTGACTA